TTCATCAGTCCATGCAGCGATCTGAATAACTGCATTTTCAAGAGCAGTTTCATTTAAGTCAGCGTTAGTTGATGATGTATTGCTGTTTGTGCCACCTGAAACAAGTGGGTGAGCAGTATTAAATAATGAAACACCATCACCACCGTTGTATGAACCGTTAGTATTGAAGCCGTTGTTTAATACGTTAGCTGCAAAAACTTGTTTTGAGTAAGCCATACCACGAGCAAGAGCTTTAGTATATCGTGCAGATAAAGTGTCATACAAGTTATCTTCGATAGCTTCTTCAGTTAAGCTGAAGCCTAAAGCGATTGTGTTGTGGACATAGCGAGCTGTCCAAGCTTCTTGAGCATTGTCATAAGCGATAGCATTGCCTTCGTTTTTAACAGGTGCTGCTGAGAAACCTGATAGTTTTGTTTCTTCTTCGAAACTACGTTCTGAAGCTTCAGTTTCGTAGATTTCTTTATGCTCTTCACCGTAACGTTTATATTCGAGACCGAATAGCGCGTTTAATCCTGGTAAGAGTTCTTTTAGTAGCTGAGCGCGTGAAATAGCCATGTGTTATTCTCCTTATACACCGGTAGCATTGTAATATGAATGCTGTCCGAAATTAAATTTAACGAGGACATCAGTGTATGCATCACCAACTGATGAGAATGGACCATTCACAAAGTCAACAATACGTAAACCGATAGTGCTAGTTGTATTGATTGTTGTTGTATCTAAAGCAATAGCTGAATCACCAGTAGTTGTAGAACCAGCAGTTTGTACAACACCAATGTTATTACCTAAAGCTGTTTGAGCTACAGAACCGTTAGCTTGTGCTTGGAATACTGTGTCTGGATCATCACAAATGTATGCTTGTGCATCTGATGCAACTGTACCAGTAGGCCAGTATTGTTTGTTTACTTTGTATTTTAAGTTAGGATCTGTATAAGTACAACCTAAAAATACGCCGATAACACCGTTTCCGAATTGGGAAGCAGCAGTACCTAATGTTGTTACTTTTACAACAACGCCTGAGCTGTTAACAGCTACGATGTCACCGTAAAAAATGTTGGTCGCATATCCTGAAGCAATCGCGATTTGACGAGTAGAACCCGCAAATACTTGACCACCGATTAAGTTAACAGGACGGAGACCGTATGGGGCAGCAACTGATGCCATAATATTTCTCCTTAATAATTAATAAATTACTTACCTTTACCAAATGAAGTCGTACTTTTTTTGTCTGAAAATACAGGCATACGAGCATCATTTTCTTTTAAGAAGTTATTGTCAACGGCTTGAGTTTGAGACTTAGTCATGTTGTCATAATAAGCTCTACGTTGTGCAATAAACTCTTCTGGGATCTTACATAATAACAAACCACCAATTTCAATACTGTCTTTAAATCTTGAATTAGGGTCTGGTATAAACTTCATTTCAGGATGGTCACTTGCTTTTACAGGTTCCCAACCTTCACGCATACTATTGGAGACGTTTATGGAGTCTTGTTGATTAAGCAGGCTTGTTCTAATCCATCTGTATTCCCAACCAGGTTGTTTCTTTGGTTCTGGTAAAGTTGCAGTAGGTTGCCATTGTTCTGCTCGTTGAAATTCTTTACGAGTATCTAATTCACGGTCTAATCTTGTTGTTTCCATATTAATTGTTCTCCAATTTTAAAGTTTCAAGAGCATATTGTTCAGGCGAAATACCAAGTTTGCGAGCTAAAGCAGCAGCAGTTTTTGTAATCTTGATTTTTTTAGGCGCGGTTGAGCGCGTAGCCGGAGCAACTACAGTTGAAGGTTTAGATGTGCGCGGGGCAGGTGTTTCCTGTTCCAGCGATGAGTCATCCCAGTATTCTGGGAATCTTTTGCGCATCGTACTATCTATACGACGGTAATATTCATCAGATGTAGGGTCAACGCCTGACCTAACTAGTTTTTCATGCAGCCCCAAAGCTAAACTAGTCATTTCCTCATCTGATCCAAACCATTTATTGTTATCTTGCCATCTTAAGGCTCTTTGGTCTGGTTTTGGTACTTGAGGCTGTGATGATTGTGAATATACACTAGGATCGTCCTCGTGTAAAGTGTTTTTAAACTTAGGTTGGTAATTTTCAACCTGAGACAATCTAAACTGAGCATCGTTCATTTTTTGTTGGGCTTCAATGATCTTATCTGCTTCACCCGCATTATATGCATTACGATAGTCTTGTTTAGCTACTTCTAGTTGCTGTTGTAATGAAGATGCTATAGTTTTAATATAAGTTTCTTCACCAGAACTTAAAGTAGTTTTAAGTCTTTTGTTTTCAGCTGCTATTTGTTGAGCAAAGCGTAAAGCTTCTTCTCTTTCACGTTCTGCAGCTTCTTTAATTCTACGTTCATCGTGATAACCTTTTTTAAGTTGAGCCATTCTTTCTCTAACTCTTTCAGAGTATTCTGATAAGTCATCTTGTTCTAGCTCATCTACAATTTCTTTAGGTAAAGGTTCACGGTTTCTATCTTGTGGAGGCGTATCATCCTCTATCTCGATATCAACTTCTTTAGCTTTTTCCTTAACATTGACATTTACAACTTCGTCTTTGTCTTGGATTTGCACTTGATTATCTTCCAATTCTTCTGGAATCTCAAATACAATATCTCCATCTTTTTGCTCTGCCATATGTTTCTCCTATGCGCGTGTGTAACCACGAGGATCTAAAACTACACCCTCAACGGTATCATCGTTAATAATGCGAAATTCTCTTCCGTGGATCATAAATCTTGTACCTGCATATGCACGTGTCAAAATAAAGTCACCTTCTTTACACCATGGACCTGTAGGGAATCTTGCTTCATCCTTATAGGCTAAGTCACCTACTGCTAATACAAATAAAACAACAGTAGAGTTTTCTTCCACCTTCTTAGTAGCTTCTGATTTAATTAAACCTGATTTTCCTAAAAAGTCTGATGCCTCAGGAATAGCACATAAAAGTCTATAACCTTTTGGAATAGGAAGTTGTAAACCTCTTTCTTCGATTGGTATATCTTCTGGTGCTGGTGCTGCATCAATCTTTGGTACTGCAAGGGGTCGGCCATCTGGACCAATTAACCCTTGATTTAACGTAAGCACGTTATCATTCATCAAATGTCTCCATTCTTTGTGCGAGATCTGCAATTAACCCTTGTACAGTGAGTAGACCTCGAATATACCCACATGCATGTTGGTACGAAGCAAAATCTTTTGCAGCTCCGTCCCCAATTCCTTCTAACATCTGTTTGCGTCGTTCTTCTATCTGAGACATTAATAGTTGAAGCGTTTGATCCATTTATTACTCCTTAGGTTGTTGTTTATTTATACTATCTTGAATTTCCTTTTCATGTTTCATTTGTGCTAAAGATAACTGATGCTCAGTATTTTTATGTACTTGCTCAGCACCAAACTTCATACCTTCATGTAACATTTGAGTTTTAATCTTAGCTTGGTCCATAGCTACTTGAGTGTCAGTTTTCTTATTATCCATAACAACCTTAGCGCCTAATGTAGCACCAGCAATTTTCTCTTGAGAAGTTAATTTCATTTTTTCTAACTCAATTTTTTGTTGTTCATGTTGGATTTCAGTTTGGAGTTTTTGTTGTTCCATTTGAATTTGAGCCTGAACTTGTTGAGCCTTGATTTGAACTTCTTGTTGTTTGATTTGAAGTTCTTGTTGTTGCATTTGGATCAACGGATCTTGAGCTTGTTGTTGAGCTTGTTTTTGCTGTTGTTGTGCTTGGTTATTTTGTAATAACTGTGAAGCCGCTTTAGATATGAGTTGAGATAACTGAACTTCTTCATCAGGAGATAATTTCTTATCAGGAGCTGGAAGTCCTACACCTAACTGTTGTTCAATTTGTTTTCTATATTCAAAGCCAATATGCTCTGCGATATGAGCTTGTGCTGCTGCCATCATTGCTTGTGCCTGTGGGTTTTGGCCAAGTGATTGCATAATGATAGGATCTTGCATTGCAGCTTGGTGCACTTGAATATGAGCTTGGTGATCTTGGTATATAAACGCCTTGACCGGTTTCATATTAAATATAGCCATGTTCTCAGATACAGGATCATGCGGTAGTTGTTCATCCGCTGCAGGAATAAGCTTACCAATATTTTTAACGCCCAACACTTCTAACATTTGCTTATTGAGTTCGACCATATCATAGATTTGTGGATTTGCTTGTGCCATTTGCATGACCGCTTGATATTGAACTACTTTCTGTGACATTGTTGCAGCGTTTGGATCAGATACAGGTATAACTTCTACACAGTCGTAATCTGATTGTTTAGCTCTTCTATCTCCTACATCAGGATCATAGCTATATTCTCTAGGTGTATAATCACGGATAATGCCTGCAAGTAATTTAAACTCTTGTTTCATCGCGAAGTGAATACGAGCTTGAACAGCGCTCATCACTTTTAAAGTACGTTCTAGAATTGCTAGTGTTGTACCTACTGGAGAGTTTGCTGACATATCGGATACTTGTAAATCAGCTGCACTTGCAAACCGTCTACCTTCGTCAATGATTTGATTCATTAACATACTTAATACTTGGCTTGGTTCTTTGTATGGAAGAGGTAAAATATTATCTCTGATAGAACCACTTGGCACATCTACATCCCTAAACTCACCTGGAGCAATAGGTGTATCATCGCCTTTAATTCGTAGCCCACGTGACTTGAGACCACCAGGTAAATTACTTAGTGTACCTGCATCTACTAACTGACGAAGTATCATTGTACCTGACTTAGCAAATGCTCCGATTAAGTGAATTAAACCAAAACAATAAAAGCCGAAACCTGGTATGTAACCATAATGGACGAAGTGTTGACGCTTTAACATCATCTCATCTTCAGGGTCCCAGTTACGACGAATAGATAATATAGCGCCTGTACCTTTCTCGATTGTTACTACGTATGGTAGTGCAATACCCGTTGGATGTCCGTCTTTGTCTACATCTTCAAAACCTTCTAAGTCTAAGTCAACATGCATCTCTAAGATTTGGTATCGGTCATCATTTGACGCATTGAATCCCATCTTCTCCGCAATCTTTTTTTCAACTTCATCTAAGTCGTTTGCGGGTTCACCTAAGTCAATATCACGATAGAACCCAGCGACCATAAGTTTACGTAACTCATTCTTAGTCTTACGCATTCTATGTGTTACACGTTCTGCTGTTTCTAAATTAGATGCACCATATGGAACGACGATATCTTCTGCTGGAATAAACACAGCTGCTTGACGATCCAATGATGGATCAAAATAAATTTTCTTAAATGCATTACCCGCTAACCCTAGTCCCCATAACATACGTTCATGTTCAGGTCTATACTCTGGCATTTTCTCGGTTAACTGATAGTTCATATCTTCTTTAACACGTTCTGCCGCATCTTCTTTTTCTGGGGTATCTTTACCTACAATCTTTGTCTTGACAGGACCCGCCGCTGGAAACGTTTCCATCATAGTCTCTGCTTGGAATTTAACTAATGCTTCAGTCATTAACGGATGGTACACATTGCATGCACCTGGCCATGGTTCTGTTCTATCTTCTACTTTCATACCAAGTAGTTCAAGTCCATCCACGTAAGTATCTAGCCAATCTTTACGAGCTGAGATATCTGCTTCGTATTCACCGAGTAAATCACCTGATAATTCTTCTAATACACCTTCGTCAAGATGTTCAGCTAAGTTATCATTAAAGTCTTCAGACGTTTCTTGTTGACGTCCAATATCAATTTCCATTCCGTCAATGCCGATGTGCACTGCTTCTGGATCTACAACCTCGATTTCAATATCAGGTTGACCTTGTGCTAATTGTTCTAAACCTTGAGGTGCTTGGTATAAACCTTTATCTATATTTGCCATACGTTATCCTTTTTTAAATATTTTCACGAATTCATGCAAGTTAGGGTATTTTTCTGCGTCTAGTTCACCTTGATCATATAGATTTGCGCACTCTATTGATCTCATTAAGAATAAGTCTAACTCGCTTAATGAACCGTCCGGATTTTCTAATGCATTGGGTCTATCTAGTTTACTAAATAGTTTTACTAATCTATCTACTTCAGGTCCAAATGTTTGTTCTACTTTCCAACTTGTGTATGATAAACACCCAGTCTTGTAAGCATTTGTTCCATATATAGAATGTAAACCGCCAGCTAGCGCTAGTATATCATTAGCCCCTACAGATTTTAGTATGTGAAACACCCGTATCAAGTGATCCATCAACGATCCGTTCTTATGAGGCTTCTTATCAGCACCAATTTCTTTTAAGAATTCAATTAATAATTCTTCAGCTTCATAGATTGCTTTGGGGTCTATCGTTGCTTTAAACATTAACGTCGTTCTAACTTTACTACATATCCTAGATATAGCTGCCGCTTTGTGGGGTATAGTTCCTGGGAATGAAACTACTTTGCCATAACTAGGTATAACTGATTTAATAATTTCTGTTTTAAGTGGGTCATAAAACATTGTCTCGCCACCCCAATTTGCATTCCAATCATCTAAGTAAATTACTATAGTATGATCTTCTTTACGTTTAGTATCTGTATGAATATAACCTTCTGTACCAAATGTATGTCGATTAGAATAGCAGCGGATAAGTGTTGCTTTATCTTTATATAGTTTATTATTTAAATCTTTCCATACTTCTTTAAATGCTTGTGGCAATCTATCTTTTATTTCTGTTGTATTTGTAATAGCCGTTTTAGCAATGTCTACATTCCAATGTCCAAACTGCATATCTGTATTAGATGGCCAACCATAAACCCAATTAGCTTTGTCTAACCATGCATGACATAGTTTTAATTTATCACGTGGTATTAAGTTGTCTTTAATTGAAATCATTATCTTAGTCCCACAACGCCGTATAATATTTTCCAAATAGTCTTAGACCATTTTGAATACGAGCCCAATGTTTAGCATGTCCTTTCTTATCAAATTTAAGTGTGTGTTTAGGGCCGTGTACCATTTTATAGTTACCATCAGGTAACTCAACCCAATCAGTATCTACTTTA